CCGTAATGCTCAACTGTTGAATATTACGAGGAGTAGCCCCAAACGTCGTGGGCGCATCCCCAAACCTCGCGAAACGCTCGGGGTTGAGAAGGGGCTACTAACCCCCGAGGGTCCTCCCGAGCTTGGGGGTTATTAGTCTCCCAACCCTGGGGGTTACATTCACCTTTTCCGCTAGCTTCGTAGCTACGCCCATCCCCGTAGCTACGCCCATCTCCGCTTCAAGTCGAGGGATTGTTAAAAGTCGAGGGATTGTTAATAGTCGAGGGAGACCCTCGGGGTTGAGAAGGGGCTGAAGCATAGGAAGGGTTGACTACCAGATGCTAACTGCTAACTACCAACCGCTAATTCCCTAGTGAATAGCTAGTGGATGGGCGTGGATGGGTGGATGGAGCAAGCGTGGGTGGGACCCCCCCTACCCATCCTTCAGCTAGGGATTAGCGGTCCACGTCCCTACGTCCACGTCCCTACGTCCACGTCCCTACGTCTCCCCCCACGTAGGTCCATGTCCTTATACGTATAGCTACCCCCCTACGTGTCTTAGAAAAAAAAAAAAATATAATACACACACAGATGCTCAATTACTATCATATTCCTACAGGTATATAGAACTCTATTGTAACCTGGAGTGGGAATGTAACCTGGGAGTCACTAGTGAAAGGAGAATAGGGGGGATCGCACCCACGACATCTCCACCCACCCACGCACCCCCACGCATTTTCATATCGGGTTGGTGGGTTAGTAGCTTAGCAGGTTAGTAGTCTAACCTCTTATCCCCTTATGGGGTTAGAGGGTTAACCGGATAAGCAGATATGTGCCTATCCCCATATCATTCCCCGATGATGGCCGTTCCGCAGGGGGGTTTTGTTTACCTCCTAACCCCCAGCCGCGTATTAACACTCACTCCTCCCCCCACTCACTCCTCCACGTAGCTGTGTAGCTACTACCAACGCAGCTTCCCGCACTAGAGCTTCTTAGTAGACACAGCATTTACGACCTGTCAGCAAGAACGTTCCCTTAGCTTCTTAGCCCCATCGTAATGCTCAACTGTTGAGCAAAACGAAAAAAGGAAGGGTTGGCTGTCCCCTTCCTTCGTTCTAGCTATATTCTCTCACTCTCATTCTCACGCCAAACCGTCAATCGCTTGTCAAGGCAGGCGTTGCAGATGAAGTATGGCAAGCCATGCTCCTCGCATACCCCGCAGCTAAAATGCCCTAACGTGCCGCCCTTCGGGCAGTTCGCACGTTCTAGGTCATCATCCTCGGGCTCCTGCCCGACTTTCATGAAGTATTCAGTTCTTGTCATAGTAAGGAAGGAAGGGGTTTGCTGTCCCCCTTCCTGGTTGGGTTGTTAGCCTGTAACGATTCGTCCGCTTGCTCGGACCACTTCGCCCATGACGATTTCGTATTGCGATTCTAGGACCGCAAGTCCCTTGGAGACGCCGCAGATTTCGGTCACGAATTTCTCGAACTCCCGAGCGAACATTGGTCCATCCCCGTCAGGGATAGTGATAGCCAATGCGAGCTGATCATTAAACCTGGGAATCAGTTCGAGTTTGAACGTGGATGGATAGGTGATGAGGTATCTCATTATGGACCTTTCTCTCTTACCGGGGCGTCGCGCTTTGGCGTGTTTGCCGCAGCTACGGCACCCCGGAGGAAAGAGGAGCAGTTGGCTGTCCTGCTCCCGTGGTCCTACTTCTTAGCTGGCGGTGTCGGCGTAGGCTTCACAAGCTGGATGACCAGCTTGGCAGCTTTGCCACCTTTCTGCCCAGCGGCTTTCGCCTCTCGTTGCCGCAGGTCGGAGGTATTCCCCCCGACGTATAAGATGGAACCAATCACGTCCCATTCCGTCGGGACCGCTATGCCCTCTGCTGCTAAGGCAGTAAGCATCGCCATCGCGTTCAAGTCCTGGTCATACTCAACCAGGCTCGGATTGGCCTCTCGAACCGCTTTCGCGGCTGCGGCTAGCTTCGTTCGCGCTGCTTCAACGTTGTTGAAGATAGCTGACTTATCGCTCATCTGTGGACCTTTCTATTAATGCCAGTGGCAAGCTGGCGATGTTAATCCTCGGCTGCCAACCCGAGGCCCAAGCTCAACTGCTTGGTAAACTCATGGTTTCTATTGGATTTGCCCAGTCTGCCCATCCCCGCAGGGGAGACCTCCCCCACGGCCCGTCTGAGCGTATTTCTATATCCCCCTACTGGGTCTTTTGAATTTACGTTTTTACGAGTCCAGCTCTACGTATTGGGTTAAATGGAGGATGAGGGGTTAGGTGGAACGAATAATGATATGAGAAAAGTTGAAATCCCCGGTGGGTGTGGTATCGTGATAGGAGATGAAGGCATATCAGGCGAAGGGTGAAGGGACGGAAAGGGGCGAAGGGGTTCGCCCTGGGAGTGAGTCGTGGGAACTTGGCCCCGAAGCTACTCGCGTTGTTCTTCGGAACACGAAGTTGGTGCCGTCTGAGTGGCGCTTGGCTGATAAGGGGCTATCCGGCGCCAGCCCCGTAGGTCCCCCTACGATTTTTAACACCCCCACGTGACTTTTAACACCCCGCGATCTGTAAGCGTTAATCACAAACCACTATGCAACGAATCGCTGAGACAGTTGATGTCGTCGAGATTGTAGGGGCGCCAGCCCCATCGAACCCCCAGTTGTTTAAGAATAACTCGGGGCTAGTGGATGAGTATCTGCAGCTCACTTCTAACACCGACTCTCTCCACGGTTCCCGGCCCCCTAACCTCGGGATCAATCACGAGAAACCGGAACACCGCCTAGTCCTTTTCTTCAAGTTGGAAGGTTACTCCAACCGGGAAGTCGCTGAGAAGACGGGTTATACGGAGTCGTGGATTTCACAGTTAACCCGGCAGCCCTGGTTCCAGAAGCGGTTGATTAACGAATTGAATGTCCAGGGTAAGACGGGGATGTTGGATTACCTTCGGGTTCAAGTCGCTGACAGCTTCCTCAAGCTGGTTGACTTGCGGGATAACGCGGAGAGTGAGCAGGTTCAAGTCACTTGCGCTATCAACATCCTCGACCGCGCCCTGGGTAAGCCTGTTCAGCGTAGTGAAGTAACTATGGAAACCTCGAAGAAGGTTGAGAAGGTCGAAGGGTTGGCAGAGTCGTTAAAGTCTCTCCAAAAGAAACTTGCAGCGTATGGGAACTAAAATCAATGTGGGCCCTGTCCGAGGGGGACTCGGAATCAGCGCGTTGGAACTCGTAGTCACGATGACTATCGAAGAAACGGGGACGGTTTATGACCACGTCATCGAAGCTCTGTCATCCCCGTGTTCTGTCCGTCAGTTTTGGCCGAACAATGGATGGAATACAATCGCCGTTCCTACTGGCCTTGGCCAAGTCCCCGCAGGTTTTTTACTGATCCCCCCTCTAACTGATGTGGCTCGGGAGATACGAATCAGGCCTAACGGTTCCACCGGGGCTGACTTCCTTATCAACCGGAATGCCCCGTTTCTCTGGTATTTCGACTCGACTACTCCCCCGTCGAATGTTGACCTCTCCTGGGCGGGTCAGTCGTTCTCGAACTTTGCAGCGGCCCCCTCGGTTAATCCGAACAACTATTTCACCAAAGCTTCTCACGGACTGGTTGCTGGAGAGGTCCTGAGGTTCACCGGAGGCACCCCTCCAACGAACTTCACCCTAGGCTTGCCTTACTATGTGGTTAATCCCCAGGCCACTACGTATCAGCTCGCTCCTACCTATGGCGGGGCCGCGATCACGTTCACGAACGTGGGTGCCAGTCCGCTGATTTCCACCGACAACGACTTCACGATCATTTGGTTGTAGTATATGAAAAAAACCGCACTGTTAGTAACCTTACTCGTCACCCTGCTCATTGGGTGCACTACGCTAGATCCTAACGCCGACCCGGTAGTTGTTCGGGCGGAACAGACAGTCTCCATCGCGTTCAACTCTTTCGATACGTTCTTACGTTGGGAGTATGGGCGGAAGGTCCCCGCTGGGACGCATGACTTCGCCGAATCACTCCGGCGCAATGCCCCGTCGATGTTGACGAAGGCTATGAGTTTGATCAAGGCCTACAAAACGTCACGCACCACCGTCAACCGCGATGCGATGGTGGCGCAGACGGAGAAGTTGAACCTAACAGTAACCGAAGCCCAGGGGCTTATGGTTGAGAAAGGAGGATTGTAATGTCCCCAGCAATTATCATGGCTATCGTCGACGGAGCGATGGGAGCTTTGCAGTTGGCGTTGAAGCTTCGCACGGAAGCTAGACGCACGGGTGAGTGGACCGCCGTTCAGGAGAAGGAGATGGAGGACAAGATGCACTTAGCCTTCACCTCTCCTTGGTGGGTTTCTGGGACCACTATTTCGCCTCACGAACCTGAATACCAGGAGTGGAAACCCAATCCACCTCCTTCGTAATCCTCAACTGTTGAGCATTACATGAATGTAACCAGTCCAACTTCAGCATCTGACCCTGTGGCTGACAACGTCGAAGTCATGAGCGGCACGTCGCCTCAGTCCCGTCAGGAGTTGGAGTTGGAACTGGTTCTTTTGAAACGGAAGAAGAACGAACTCCTGCAGCAGAGGGTGGAGATCGTGGAGGATTTTGGGTTGTTGAGCTACAAGCCCCATCCCAAACAGGATCGCTTCCATCGTATGGGTGCTAAGTCCAGACGGGGGGCTTTCTGCGGTAATCGTTTTGGTAAGTCCACCATGTCCTGTGCCGAGGACTGCGGGTGGCTTATGGGTGAGAGAGTGTGGTATCCAAGGACGGATCCCGCTCGCTACGTCGGCCTTCCCCAGCGACCTGTGAAAGGTCTGGTCCTTACGACCGACTGGGGTAAGGTCGACGAAATTTGGACCTCCGAACGTGGTGATCGTCCGGGGAAGCTGTGGACAATGCTTCCTACTGATTTCGTAAAGTCGAAACGGAGAAACCACGCTGGGTGCATTTCGGAGGTCGAGTGTGTGAATGGTAGCACCCTAAGCTTCGACGTTGTGGAGGCGTGGAAGCGTAACCCGATGAGCCAAGAATCGTCAGATTGGGATTTCATTAACGTGGATGAACCGATCCCACAGCAAATGTGGAAGGGTAACGCTCGGGGCTTGGTTGACCGAGGTGGGTTCGCTTGGTTTACGTTAACGGCTCTTACGGAGTTGTGGATTTTGGATTACTTCTTTCCACCAACTGTCGGGAAACGCAATCTTCCGCTGGAATACGATGCGGATATGAAGTGGGCGATTCGTGGTTCGATCTATGACAACCCCTACCTTAGCGCAGCCGGCCGAAAGCAGTTTGAGGATGACCTCACACAGGATGAGCGTGAATGTCGACTTCACGGAATCCCAATGGAGTTGTCCGGTCTCGTCTATAAAGAGTTCGATTGGGATAAGCACGTCTACCACAACGTCCCCGGTGGATGGGATGGATTCAATCAACCACCCCGAGATTGGCCAGTATATCTCCACATTGACCCGCACCCTCGAACTCCCCACGCGGTCCTTTTTCTCACACTTGATCCGACTGAAAGACGGTTTTTCTTTGACGAGATCTTCGTCCATTGCACGATCTCCGAGCTATCCAAAATGATTCGTGTGAAGATGCACGGACGACACGTGGCGCGGATTAAGTGTGATCCATTGGCTTGGATTAACGATCCGATCACAGGAGATACGATGGCGTATGAGTTCCACAAGCATGGGTTGCTAGTGGAGAAGGCGACTAAGGCACTGCATTTGGGTATCATGCGTGTGCAGGACGAGTTGTCGAAGCCGGGGTTCGTGTATGTTAACCCTAACCTGCAAGAGTTTCACTTCGAGATACAGAGGTATGTGTGGGACGCAAAGCGCAAGGGTCCAGTGGATGAGAACGACCATATGATGGAAGGGATGTATCGGTTGTTGCTTGATGACCCCCGATATGTTGACCTTGGTGATCTTCAACGGCAGGGTCCGATTGAGGACTTGTTGATCACGGGTGCGGATTTGAATTTAAGGAACGTTGATTTCGATGAGGTAAGGAAGAAGGTGAGACGATGAGACTACCGGCCGTTAGGTCATTAACCACAGCCCCGTTGACAGTCTATAAAGTGTCAGCCCCGGCTGATCGTGGGATCGTTCAGATGATACGAGCGGTTAACATTGACACTATTTCGAGAACGGTTAATGTGTATCTTCTCATCGGGGGTATTTCGGTGCAGTATAGTTCCAAAAACCAGGCGGTAGACCCTGGGGCTATGATTCTGGAAACGGATACTTTGGAGCTGGGTGTGGGTGATTCAATCCTCGCCAGCTGTTCAGCGGATGGCGTAGTAGACTTAACAATTTCTGGCTACGAGGTAGACAAAGGTGGAAAGCGAGTCACATCATGAAAAAACGACTGGTTATCGTAATGGCGTTCTTGTTGCTACTCCCCGCGTTTGTGGGTCATGCGGTGGATGTCCAAGCGTCTTCAGATGGACGGCTGCAATCCCCTACTCGTTTCCTCGTAGCCAATTCTATTATTACCAACATCACATCGACGAACCTTGTCATCACACGGAATGCGATCGGGGGAGTGTCGATTGTGAACACTAACTCAGGAGGAGGCGAGGTAACGACGGCGCAGTTGCTGGCTGTGAGCAACAAACTGCAGGCGGTGAAGCAACCTACCAACTACTTTCTGACGCGGTTGGCGACCAGCTACGAACTGCCCAACCAAGTCAACATTGCGGGCGCCTGGTCGTCTGACGCTTATGGCACGGTCCAGGGAATCGTTGCCGGGGACATGGGGCTCGTCTCGACGGGGCCGAATTTCTTCTACGCCGGGACGGAGATGGACGAAGCCGTTGTGACCGGTGGTATCAACCTGGGCGGTGTTCGGCGAACGGCCTGGGGTTCAGGGTCTGGCGATGTCGTTCAGAGCGAGCTGAACAATGCGAGCAACGTGGTTCGGCGTGCCTGTCAGCCCACTAACAACATTCTGACGGTGCTAGCGACAGCAGCTCAGTTACCGGCTAATACCGTAATTGATGGTGGTGGAAGTGCTAATGGTAACTTCGAAGCTGTGATGCTTACGGCCGGAGAAGATGGGATTGTGTTAGGGGGCGTGCAACGTCTGACCTGGCCGGCCGGTGATGTCGTGACGGCGGATTTGCTCACCGTGAGCAACGTCGCTATGCAGCGGCAGTGGGGGAGTTTGAACCTGACGAACTGGTCGGGCTTGGCTACGTCTTGGGTGTCTTCGGTCGTCGCGCAAGCCACGAACAGTGCGCAGGTCACGAACTGGTTATCTTTCCGTCAACCAGCCAGTGAGTTGTTGTCGAATTTGGTTAATAATCCTTACACAGGATACACTAACCCCGTTAGTGGCGCTAGCACAAATATGAACGCTGCGGCTGTTGGGTCGCTAACAATCACGAACCCTTTGTTGATGATGTCTATGAGTAACGTCCCAACGCCCCCGACGAACCAACTTTACTTTGCGTCGGAATGGAACTACGGGGATGTTGATGTGTTCGTGGTTGATTCAACTTCTAATCGTTGGAAGTTAGCTATGGCACAGGACGAACGGACGGTAGTGTCGATCCTCCCTGATAATGGAACAACTGTTCGTTGTATCGGAGCGCTTTACGGGACCGCTGGAACTATTGCCCACCCCGTTCCAACTGAGGAATTTGGTAACGCCTTTGTCCTCGCTACGGCTAATGCTTCGAATCGTTACGCGCATGTTCAAACCACGAATATGTTCTTCGTGGGAACGAAGCCGGGGTTCAATGGGTTCACTTACCACAACACATTTTCGATTACGAACTCTAACTTCTCGCTAGGTGGCGGGGGGTTGAGTATGTTCACTGGCCTGTGTTCCCAGAGCGTGACAAACCCGGCCTTGAGTCACACTAACCTCCAACCTGCCGTAGGGATGTGCGTCGATGTTCGTGGGCGTTTATCTACGAATGGCTTCTTCTGGGTTAACAACGGCCTGGGCACTAGCAACTCTTTCGATAGTGGGATCATGCTATCCACTTCTAACATCTTTCGGTTTACTGTGGCGGTAGGTTCGCAGGGGAGGCAGGCGGGGTTTGAGTTAGTGAATCTAACCACAGGGAAGTCAACAAACGCATGGATAACGTCTGGTATACCGACAAATGCCTTATACGCAGGAGTGGGGATTGGGTGTCGGACGAATATAATTAGTGGAATGATGGTCAACCGCATCTACGTAGAAGTCAACAAAAGTTGGTAACCAATAAAACCATGCCTAATAACGAAAAAACGGAGGATAACGTGATTGGACCGAGCAGTAAGATAACTATCGCTACAGCAAGTGCGGTTATTTGTTGCATCGTAACCGTTTGCGGTATGTTCTTTTCGATCAAGTCTGATGTCGCAGCAATGCGTAATCACATTGAGAATGACTGGACACTAGGGGACATGGTGGTTTGGTCGGAACGTTTGCAGAGTGTGAATGGGACTAACGTGGTAGTTCCCGAACCTGATGTCACATGGCGGCGACTCGGTCGCGCGCAGCTGCGGTAATCTTCAACTGTTGAGCATTACATATGGATCAAGAGATGTTCGAAGTGTTGGGCAAAGAGGAACAACCGATCTGGGTCGGTGAACTCATGAAGCGTTGTCGTGGGTTGGTCGAGATGTCTAGGTCTTCGATGTCTCAACGGTATGAAGTTTGGGATCGTGCTGATCAGGTGTATCGTGGGGAACGTCAGCCTGATCAGCAGGACGTCAAAGCGAATGAACGGGGTGAGCCGGTTAAGTTCGTGATCCCGATGACGTATGCCCAGACGGAAACGTTCATTGCGTTCATGATGGCGGTTTACTTCCAAAGGGAGTATTTCTACGAACTAACGCCCTATTCGGTGGAGTCGTCGAGGGGAGAGAAGGTCGGGGAGGCGTTGTTACAACGTGATTTGGATCAGAACAAGTTTGTGGCTAAGTGCCGCCAGTTCTTTCTTGATATGAGTAGGTTCGGTCTGGGGGTTTTCAAGGATTACTGGACGGAGGAACAGCAGTTGGCGAAGGTTACGCAACCAGCCCCTACGGGTGAACTGATGGGAATGCAGGTTGGCGGAGAAGCCCAGGTGACTGAGGAGTTCGTGACGAAGTATCAGGGGAACCGGATTGAGAATGTGTCCCCTTATCGTTGGTTTCCCGACCCGCGAGTCAGTATCCAGGACTTCCAGAAAGGGGAGTTCGTGGCTTCTGAGTCGGAAGTGACGTATATGTCCATGCGGGAAGAGGAAGTGAACGGGAATGCGGTTGGAGTGAAGTATCTTCAATCGTTGTCGAAGTATGTGAATGGGCAACATAACCCTCGTGCTACGAATTCACGTTTCAATAACCTGGCTCTTTCGGATAATTACACCCGGTTCTCCTCCACGAATGGAACGGGGATTCAGACTGAGGTGCAGGTGAAACTGGTCCCTGCGGATTTTACAGTTGGTGGGGAGCCTACCCCGATGGGCACCGAGGATTATCCTGTTCGTTTTATCGTGACGTATGTGAACGACGATCGGATCACGAGGATTGAGAGGTTGCAGTATGATCACGATACGTTCACTTATTCGGCCGGCCAGTTCAGTCCGGACATTCACCATTACACTAACTTCGCGCTCCCCGACATTTTGGCCGCGATGCAGGATGTGGTTACGTGGTTCGTGAACAGCCATATCACTTCAGTCCGTAAGGTGATTCAGAACTGGCTGGTGTTTGACCCTGAAGCTGTGGAGAGGTCGGATATTGAGGAACGACGGTCGGCTATCCGTATGGTGCCGGGTAAGAACAGGTTGGGGATTGATTCTCACTTAAAGCAACTTGCTGTGAGTGATGTCACCGCACGGCACATGGAAGATGCGGGGATGCTGCAATCGCAGTCTCAGCTAACTACGGGGATTAGTGATAATGCGTTGGGGCAGTTTGCTAGTGGCCGTCGCTCGGCGACGGAGGCAAAGAATGTTAATGCTGCGACTGCTTCACGGTTGAAAATGATCGCAGTGATTACGTATTAC